TCTTTTATCTATGGTGGAAGTATAGCAGATTGCGGACAATATGCAAGGACTTTTTTACTTTTTCTTTCGTCTTTTTGCACTTATTTTCAATACTTTACACAACCGCTAAAACTGAATCCTGATGGGGATATTATGCTTCCGGTAATACTCGGCTTCATATTGCCAATCGTGCTTGTGCCACTTGTAGGAGCCGTTGTTACCATCCGGCTTGAAGTTGACCAGCACCACCTCAGCATCCGGGTAGTCCTCCCGGAGTAAGTGGTAGGCAATCCAGCCAGTAGTAGGAGAGGCGTTGTTGGTGGCAGTCTTGTATCCGGCGAACCACTTACGCTCCTTGGCCAGAGCCTTGTCACTCAGGAGGAGAACGTCCTCGAACAGCGAGAATATTTCTCTTTCCTTGCCGTAGGGGATAAACCAGTTCTTCTCCCGGGCATTCCGGCGCATGATGAGGATTTTTCTGTTCGGCTGATGCTTGAGAGTTTCGTAAGGCTTTGCGCGGTTGAGGAATACCAGCACATCATCCGGGGAAATCCCCAGCTCCTCTGCATCCACTTTCGGATTGTTGGCAAAGAGCCAGAAACGGGAAGCGGGCTTTGCCAGAAGTTTGGTCTGTTGTGTGGGGCGAGGGAATCGCTTATCCAACTCCTTCTTATGGTGCACGTAGTATTCGGCGTATCGGTGAGCGGGCTCCGGGTCATTGCCTCCATTGAATCGATGCTGTGAGAAAAGCGGGTCGAAGAAGATACCGTACGCCCGGAGGTCGCAATGATTCTTGATTCGGGAGAAAGACATGTCCGTTACACCAAAACTGGCGATGGCCTGAACAAAGGGAATCATGGCCGGACGGAATACCACAAAGGCATGGCTCCCCTTGTTCTCGGCATGATTGGGGACAAGCGGGGTGTAGGGATTCTGGCATTCGTCCATCAGGATGGTGTGGCGACCACGGAAACGGCTCACACCGTTGCAATCCCCCAGACACAGCAGTCCGCAATCGTCCGGGAGAGGATTCTCTGCGAGGAGCTTGTCGAGCTTCCCTTGAGGGTCAGCACAGGGATAGGCATCGTCCTCGTAGATAATCAGATACGGCAAGCCGTCTTTTTCTGCTTCCAGAATCAGGCGGATAAAGGTGAGAGCCAGGCTCGAATAAGCCTTGGGCTCGCGTGGCCGGGTCGGTTTCTCCGGGATGATGGGATAAGTGACCGGGGGCATGGTCAGCCCTCGCTCGTGGAAAATGCGGCGCATGAAGCATTGTCTCCAAGGTGACATGGAGATGCAGCGCGTGTTCTTGTTGAGGTCGATTTTCATGGTAAAAATGGGGTTAGCCTACGGAAATGGAGATAACAATGGTCGTGCCATTCAGGCTGATACTCATGCCGGAGCCTACGGTGCAGCGTTGAGTCATCGCCTTGTCGAACCAGTACTGGGAGGGGCTGTAGTTGGCATCGGCATTGGTGTGGGTACAAGGGATGTTTTGAACCAGCTCAGCGAACCGCTGTCGCAGGAGTTGGCGGGCAGCATTGCAGATGGCTGATTTGTCGATATTGTCGCAGTTACAGGGCATGAGAAGAAAGGGATTAGTAGTGGATATTGGAGTGAACAGTCGCGCCGCTGCCGGAGATAGAGCCGGAAGTATCGGCGACCAATGTGCCGTATTCGGTGGTAGCAATGGCTGTACCATTGACGGAAACCGAGTAGCTGATGCTGTTGGCGATAGCCTGAGCCTCAGCCGCGACTGCCGCCTGAATCTGCCCCAGCAGGTCACCACATTTGCAGTTGCATTCTTTCTTTTCCAGCTCTGCGATACGCTGCTCCAATGCTGTAATCTGCGCCGCCATATCTGCTAGCTTGGTAGCACAGTCGCAACCGCAGCAGCTGCTTCCCTCTGAACCGGGAGAAGAACCACCGGGAATCGAACCGCCCGGAACAGAGCCGCCGGGCGTGGAGCCACCCGGTGACGATTCTCCGGGAACAGAGTCGCCGGGCGGCGTAGATTCTTCAGGAGAAGAACCCGCAGTCGAACCTCCCTCTGAAGGACTGCTGCCGGGCGGCGTTGAATCCTCCGATGAAGATTGTTCTGAACCACTATCGACAATAGAACCGGAAGCACTATCGGCAGCAGAAGCGGAGCCGCTGCCTGATGCTGAGCCCGATGCACTATCGGATTCCGATTCATCATCCGGCTCCCATGCGCTGCCGGGCTGTGTTGAGCCACCTGTAGAACCACCACCAGTTGAACCACTCCCGCCGACTGAATCAGATGCACTATCTTCGAGAGATGCCGAGACGGAAGCAGAAGAGCTCTCCGATGCAGAATCTGATGCGCTGCCGGAAGCAGAATCGGATGCGGACGCACTCGCGGATAACGACTCGCTTGCAGAATCGGACGCGCTATCGGAAAATGATTCCGTTTCGCTTTCTGATTTGGATGCGCTCAATGAGGCTGAATCAGATTCGCTAACACTCGCGCTTTCACTTTCAGAAACCGACATCGACAAAGAAGCTGACGCTGATGGAGCATCCACGAAAATCGGGATAGTGATATAAATAACACCCTCCACAATTTCGTTGATGTAAGGGCCATCTCCTGAGCCGGAACCCGAACCGCCCTCAGCCTGTGCTGCTGCTCCCTGGGGGAGACGAGAACCGTCCTCTCCCAGAAAGGTGACTGTACCATCATCTTCCAACATGGCCGGAGCATAGCTGACCTCCAGCCCGCAGATAGCCCCGGTGATTTCCTCAAGGGTGTCGGCCAGCGGAATCCTGATAATGCCGGAATCAAGTTCGGGAGCCGAGATTTCCTTATCGAACACAATATCCTCCACCCCGCCAAGCGTGATGACAGGCTCGCCCTCTTCCAAGGATTCCTGCGTGCCGCTGCCATCCGGCCATACGGAATTGGCGCGGCGGAGCTTAATTCTGAGATTTTTGCCATTGGTCAGCCGGAGTCCCTCGCCGCAAATCAGCTTCTTGAAGATGAACAAGTGCTCATCCCGCTTGCGGAACAGCCCGGCGGGTTTGCTCTCGTATTCCTCGCTTTCGGGTGCTGTGTAGTAGTTGTCAGAGCCAACATTGGAGCCGCTTCCGGCATCCTCCTTGGCTTCTTCATCCGCATCAAAGAGCTTTTCTACCTGAATTGTCTGCAAGTCCAACGTGCCGCAATGAGCTTGATAGATGTGGGCTCGATTAACCTCCTCAATCTTGCGGAGCTGGTAGGAGCCGATAAACACGGACAACACGCCATCCCCTTTGAGATTAGATTCAGTCTTGCCCCAGGGGACAAACTTATCCTCGGTCTTTTTGATTTCTGCACTAAGGATTTCGCCCTTATAATTCTGCTTGATGGTGCAGTAGATTTTCGTCAGAGCTTCGGAGAACGTACCTAAATCCACCCATCCTTCGGTATAGTCGTAGATGGTCGCACCTTTCGGCACAGGATGCGTCTTGCCCATGTAGTCAAGGATAGCCCCGGCTTTCATCTGGGCAATCTTCGGCCAGTTGCCGTCCGCACTCACTCCACACAGATGCTTGGGTTTCAGGCGCAGTTGGAACGGGACAACCCGGAACTCCTGCAAATCTGTACCTCCCGTTCCCCGGTATTTGGTATCGCGCATATCGGAGCCGGAATACTCAATACTGGAGGTAGACGTACCGTTGCCCGCCATGTTGGCTGCTCTGGCCAGCTCTTTCAGACAGTCAATCAGTTGATTGAGCCAACGGGCAGATAGCTTTTCGCCCACGCGAACTTTATCAGGAATCTTCATACATCAAGCTCCGTACAAATCCTTATCCCAGCCACCTAAGCCGGAGAGCAGCCATGTGTTCTCGATGGTATAGGTCTTGCCATCGTCATTCATCGAGCAGTTGGAGGACACCTGTAACCACGTGCGGTCTTTGAACTTGGGTGCCTTGGGAGGATTGCCGATAGTGCCGACGGAATCAATATCAGACTTGTCCGAGCGAGAGGTCTGTCGGACGGTATAAGTCGCCATGATGTCCTTATAGGAGGTCACCCCCTTGTTGATGAGGTCGAATGCCTTGCTCCCTGTTTTCAGCAATTTGCCGAGTTGCTTCATGACCGGGAGACCATCGCTATCCAGCTTAGGCTTACCGCTGCCATCCACTTCCGGCACCAGCTCCCAGAGTCGGGCTCCATCCATGAACGCTTTGAGGTATTCCAACTGACCGCCGGAGATACTCGCCATCTTAGGGTGCGTCAGGATAGGCTGGTCAACCACCGTCACATCAAAGGAGGTCGTAAACTTGTTGCCGCCGATAGTCCATGAACCCTCTTCATCATTGCCACCATCATCAGAATCTTCTTCGCCGGAGCCATCTTCGCCATCCGTATCGTCATCATCCTCTTCTTCCTCAGCCTCAACAACAGGCTTGGAGTAGGTCAGCTTCACGCTGGCCATTCCCGCCACGCCGGGGGTGATAACAGCTTTGCTCAGGGTCACGGATGAAAGTACATCAATGCCGGAGTCCATCTCCGGCACAGAGGACATCGCTAAATCTTCCGGGATTTCATAGGTAAGCTCTACGGTGTCCCCTGTTTCGCGGTCACGGCTCAATTCAATCGTCAACCCTGTAATGGTGTAGCCCGTGTTACCGAACCACACCATCCTGTCACCGCCGGAGCCGAATCCTGTTCGCATTGTTGCCATACAAACAGAGTCCCGATGTCAAAATCAACGACTGATGACCGCATCCACGTTGCCTGTGACTTGAACCGTAGGAGGACGCTTGGTATTAGCTCCGATACCCTCCAGCAATCGGGTCTGCTTCTTCGTTTCGGAGATGAGAGGGCCACCGATGACAACGGAACGCCCACCACCACCCACGCTGGCGTAGGAGTCTGTGATGCGGGTGCCGGACTGGCGACTGCGCCCCTGTTGCTGTTTCTCGCGTTTTTCCTGCTTCTCCTGCATATCTTCGAGTTGTTTCTCCAGCGCCACCATACGCTTGGCACGAGCCTCGGCATCTTCGAGCCCCTGACGCTGGTATTCTGCGGTAAGCTGGGTGATGCGTTGCTGCTGTTTCAGGACTTCGAGTCTTTTCTCATTCCCGGCAATCTCCGCTTGGAGCATCTTCACGGCCATGTCGTAATCGCGGGCGGCGTTCTGTCGCGCCTGTTCCTGTTTGGCGGCTTCCTCTGCCCGGCGGCGTTCGGTTTCAGCGGTACGCTCTGCTTCCTCACGTCCACGGCGTTGGAGCTCCACAATTTTGTTGTAGGTGGATGCAAGCTTCTCGTAGCGGGCGGTATCTTCCGATGTGATAATCGGCTTATTGAGAATGTCCTGCATCTCCTTGCGCAGCGATTCAATCGTGTGGATTGTCTGGCCGTAAGCGGTGGCATCAGAAAGGCGTAGCTTAATCTGAACCTCGGGGGCAAGACCGGAGAGGTATTGCTCGCGCTCTGTTTCCCGCTGACGCTGAGCCAAATCGTACAATTTTTCACGAGCAGCAGCCAGCTTGCGTTCCAGCTCTGCGGCTTCTTCCTTTTGGCGGCGCATGGCTTCGGCGGCACGTTCTGCCGCCTGGGCTGCTTCCACCTGCTTTGGCAATGTCTCTTCGTAGTGCCGCTTGCGTTCGCGGAGCCGTGCCAGCTGTTGGTCGAGCAGCTTTATCACTTCTTCGTCCTCGTCTTTGGCCACAGCCATGCTGCGCTGGTCACGCAAATCTTCCATGCGCTCCTCCAGTTGTTCCATGAAGGACTCGTACTGTTCATGAGTTTTGACCTTTTCAGCTTGTTTGTTCAGGTTTCGGAGGGATTTCTCAAACTCTTGGGTGGATTCTGCGGCTCGTTCTGCCGCTTCGCTGTTGCCCATGAACCATGAATAGAGAGCCCCCAGGGCTTCGCCAATGCCTACGATAATCAGACCGATGCCGGTGCTGACAATGGCCGCTTTTACCGCCACCATCGCCGCTCGGGTTACGGTAGCCATTGTTGACCACGCAATCGACCACGTTACCTTGAGTCCGGCAAGTGTGGAGGACATGGCTGTTTTCAACCCGGAGAGAGCGGTGCGATAGCCTGTCACAAAGGAGGAAAAAGAAAGTCCTTTGATGGTATTACCAAGGGCTGTAAGCTGCGCCCGGAACGACACGGTGCTGGTGGTAGCCGTCTTGGTGTTGCCCACATACATGAGCATGGCAGCAGCGGCTGAGGCTATGACTGTTTCCGCGCCTCCCAGTATTGAGACAAGCTCGCCAATGCCGGAAACAATAGGCGTAATGACGGACACCGTTCCCTCAAAGATGGTGGCTAAGGTCTGCCCGAATTGTTGAATGGTCGGAGTCAGCGAATCAACGTAAGCGGTCAGGTCTGCCAATACCGGGAGTATAGCGGCATTGATGGGTGTACCCATTTCCACCGCTAAAGCAGAGAATCCATCGGTAAGCGTGCTTAATGCGCCGGAGAATGTCTGCGATTGCAGCTTGGTCATATTCTCCAGCAGACCACCGGGACCAGTCAGCTTGTCGAGAGCGGCATCAAGGTCGTCCAGATTGAACTGGCGCTTGGAAATCCCCTTGAACACGTCCTCAAAGGAGATTCCTTTCATCTCCGCTATCAGCTTGCGTATGGGAACGCCTTGCATTTCCAAAGACTCGGCAACCTCGTTGCTAAGCCCGGAGTTCTGCACCTTAGCATAGAGAAACGCTAAATCCTTGAGTGGCTTGCCGGATACCGAGGCAATGTCGCCGAGCTTGCGGATAACCTCAATGCTCTTCTCTGCTGCCGTTCCCATGGAAAGCAGCGTTTTGCCGGCATCGGAAATATCCCCGAACTCAAAAGGTGTTTCGGCGGCGTAGACTCGGAGCTTTTCCACGTACTCGGCAGCCGCAGCGGCATCGCCCATCATGACCTTGAATGCCAGACCGGTCTGCTCCATGCGTGCGGCTTCTGCGGAGATTCCACCCAGGGTGGAGAATGCTCCTTTAACCGCAGCGATGGCGGCACCGATGGCAGCAAAAGAGGCAGCAAACTGCCCGGCTAGTCCCTTGACAGATTCCTTGGTCTTGCCGATTTCGCCCTTAATCTCGTTGAGGGCGTTCTGCAAGGAAGTGGCATCGCCGGAAAATGTGAATGTAACGTCAGCCATGTCTGGTCAGGTATTTGAGTCGGTTGTACAGGCTTTGGGCTTCGGCTGTTTCATCTTCGGTGACGCTGCGCCACTCGGTGATAACTCCCTCGCTAATCCAAGCCGCATGCAGGTATTGCAAGGTCTTGCGGAGCGGCATCCACATGATGTATTCTTCTGTCCACCCCGTCGCTTTAGCTATTGTGAAAATCACGGTTGCATTCAGCGCGGGGTATGCCCGTTTGGGGAGTCCGTAGAATCCGGCTGCGGAATGGCAGATGCGGCTTGCAACGATGCTTGGTCAGCGGATAACGCCGAAGTGATGACTCGCAGCTCTGCCGGGCTGATACTCATGGCAAACTGGGCGGCTTTGCGCTTCACTTGTGATGGGGTGTTGTAGACGGTCTCCATGACTTCATCGAGAGGTGCGGCGTGTACCCAGATAAACTCAGTCAGAATCCCGATGTCGATATTGGTCAGTTCAGCATTGCCTGAGGAAAGTGGGTTGCCCAGCTGGCGCAGGACTTCGAGGGAACCAAGGGAAATCGGACGCAGCGTCAGACCGGACTCGGTGCGAGCCGGGGGCTGAATCATGGAACGATTGTTTTCGTCTTCGCGGGTGGATATGGAAATGGTAGGCATAATACATTGCCGGGATGTCAAAAGTATAAGCCGTTCAGACTTGAACGGATGAAGGCTATATGCTAGACTCCTCCCGCTTTTCCGCCACCACTCGTCTGGTGGGTGTCTGCGTGCACCGTCAGCGGAGAGTAAGCAGTCCTTTCCGCTGCGGAACGTAGCCATTTACAGTTACGGAAAACAGTTGAATTGACTGGCGGAAAACCATGTAAGATGTCAGTGACAACATGGATCGAGCTGATAGTGCTCATCGTACAGATAGTGATATTTGTCGTGAAACTCTAAAGGCTCCGCGCAGGTGGGCTCGCCCCCCATCTGCGCACTTCGTGTTATAGCTGATTTTTTTCTAATGTTTTTTCAAAAAAGCTTGACAGCGGAAGTGTTTTTAGTATCATTTCCTCAGAAGTCCATTCACTGACACATTGGCTTTCCAATTTCGGAGCTTTCCCAATAGGCGTAACGGGAAAGCTCCACTTCTTTTACCCCCTTGTGAACTTGTTAATCAGAATCCCCAACTGGGATTCAGGTGTTCCCTCGGGAATAACGAGGGTCTTGTTACCGCGCTTCACCAGCTCCACCTTGGGGGCATTGCCGATGTGGTGATTGATAAGCGTGCAAAGGTTGCGCATAGCTGCTGCCATGTAGGCAAGCGGGTGGTCATTGTCGGTGCGAGTTATCCAGCCTTTATCCTGCCACCGGGCAATCATCTCGCTGGCTTTGAACTTGCCATCGAGAGAAGATTCATCAAAGAGCCAGTTCACCACGGGCTCGGTATCCCCGGAAACGGAAAACGCCGGGCGTTCGGAAAAAGGAATCCCCAAGGCTGTCAGGCATGCTGCCAGCATCAGGGATTCGAGTTCTCCATCTCGGGAGCGGATGAAGTTCAGCGCATCGGTTGAGGGTTTCTTCTGCATCAGAAATCGTAAATGGTGGAAGATACCTCAAAGGATGCGAGGTCTTCATTTTTCAGTCCGATTTTAATCCCGGTCACGACATTTGTTCCAGAGGCAACGGTAGACAGCCCATGGTCAGGTGCGGCATTTGCCAGCACGAGAGTCTGGGCAACCTTGATGTCTGTGGGGTTGTCGCGGGGGATGTAGCCTTTCATGGAGACATCGGTCTGGTCATCGTAGAAAATGATGCCGACTTTCTTGCCGCGATAGTCTCGCTGTACTTTGCTGTCCGGCTTATAGTCGATGTCCTGCGATTCCAACAGGATGCCCTGCTGGTCTTCATCGAACCCGAATACGCCGACTGTTCCGATAATTGTAGCCATAATATATTGTCCCGGTGTCAAAATTGCACCACCACCCGGAAGGTGGCGGTCTGGATAAAATCGTTATCCATCGTTTGTGGTTCTTCGATGCTCTGCAGACTCAGGCTGTACAGAATGAAATCAGCCGCCATGCTGTTGATTGTCTCGCGGGTGGTCTTTTTTCCCAGCAGAGCGCAGAGCGTGGAGAATTGCTTCCGCATGGATGTTTCCTCTTCTTCCAAAGCGGCACTATGCAGAGCAAGGGTCAACGAGCATTCCCATGTGTTGTTGCCGGGTATCAATTCGTCATCGGCTACGCAGCTCAGCAGGACGTATGGCGTGTTAAGTTCGCCATTGCTGATGGGGGTATGGATGGATAAACCCGGTTTGGATTCCATCAGGAAGCGGCGTGTCGTCTCGGTAATGGAGTGAGTATTCATCGGATAGATTTGATGAGCTTTCGTTTCAATGCCCGCAGGTTTCCGTCAAATCCACGTTCCACTTTATCCAGCACGAATGCAGCCCGGCGCATGGTCATGGCTTCATTGTACGGCACGGAGTTAGTGATAATAATGGTGATGCGATTTCGCTTGCGCGTGATCCGGCAAGCACCTTCTGCGATGCCGTGCCGTTTCACCCAGGCAGGGATGCGTGTAGCTTTGAGCTTGGTGGCTGCGGCATTCCAGCCGGAAGCCTCGCGCCCCAGGCTTTTCTTTTTCTTGGCAAGCAATCGCCGCAAGGCTGCATCCTTGCGATAACCTTTGCGGGTGATACGATGCGTTTCAAAGTAGTGCGTGACTCGCGTCGTCCACTCGCTCTTGGCAGTAGAGGGATTCTTTGTCAGAATCATGGGCATGGTGTTGCGAACCGCCTGAGTCGTGAAGCGTTTTGCCCCCTCGATGAGAGCATCTTCCAGCGACTTCTGCCCCAGGATAGCGAACTTGGCGAGCTTGCGGTCGAGGGATACAGAATTGATGGTTACTGTTGCAGACATTCCAGAGAGATGAATGGGGTTGATTTCTTCACGCTCATGCTCTCAATCCGAAAGCTCACGCCCTCGTAATAGAGCAAGTCGCCCACCGCTGGGGTGGACGACAGGTCGCTTCGCCGGACTCTCACCGACAGGGAGCGGGTGGGAGAAAAGCCTCCCAGCTCCAGCTCCGCTGCCAGCGAGCCCTCGTTGACCAATGCCGGCACTCGTTTCCTGCCGATGCTGATGTAATCAGGTAAATCCTGATGAATGCTCAGGAAATCGGCGCTCATTTCATCGGCAAGACTCATGGTCAGGTAGCAGGGGTTACGGTGATGCGCTGCAAAGCTGCAGGTCGGATAACGTGATAGCCGTACAGGCATTCCAGCGTGATATATACCTTGTTGGATGTCGTATCCGTATAGCGCAGGTAGCCAAAGGTCAGCCCGGTGACAGGGTCAGTCACGGCTCCGGCTTCATCGTAGTTAGCAATGGGCTGGAGGTAGCGCATGGCTACGGCCATGGCAGAGGGATGGGTGACGAACCCGGCAAGGTTCTCGCCGTTGTCCGGCACGCAGTCCGTCTCGTACACGTTAAGCCCGGCCAGTCGGTTGATGCGGGCTTCTACCACGCCCGGCTGCGCCAGATTGGTGATGAAGCTGCGGGACACGATGTCGTCTGCCAGCAAGGCGGTATTGAGACTGGTGTTGAGTACCAGAGAACGCCCGGCTTTCGGCATCTTTGCCTTGTTGCATGCTTCACGGATTTTCAGCACGGTCTTATAGGAAAAATCCTCCGCAGAGGCTACATCGGTAGCTGTTGCAAACTGATTCTTCTTGATGGCGCTGAAAATGTCCGTGAGTACGTCTATGGCGAGCTGCTGGGCAGCGGTGGACACGAGCTTTTCCAACAGGGGGACTGCCATGGTGGCAGCTTCCTTGGCGGTCATGTGAACAGTCTTGAACTTGTGCTTGTTGAGTACCACTGGAATGGTGCTTGCCTCGCTGTCAATGTTCTTCACATAGTTGCCATCGAAGTCGGAGGACGGAGACGGTGCGCCTACCACCGGAACTTTGACCGTATCGCCCTTGTCGGCAGAGGTCGGTCCGAAGTTGGTGGAGAAGATGGAAAGCGGCATCAGCTCAGTCATCCACGGCAAGAGTGCCGCCTGTGCGATGCGTACGTCCTTAAGGTCTGTGAGTGTATTAGCCATAATGGTGAGTTCTGGGTTAGAGGTTATTGTAAAGTTCGGCTCGTTCGGCATCGCTCAGGGAGCGCAGGAAAGCGGTCTGTGCTGCCGGGTCTTTGATAGCAGCAAAGCGTTCGCTTACCGGGCGCACATCCGGGTCACCCTTGGCGGTGACAGGCTGAGCAGCGGCGGGCTTGCCGTAATACTCCGCAGCCCGCTCTTCGGCACTCTTTGCTTCTGCCTTGAGCTGCTGCACTTCTTCGAGGACTTTGCGATATGCCCCCTCCACGCTCGCAAGCTGCTCCTTCGTGTGCGTCAGGTTGTCCGACAGCTCTTCGTTGGTTGCCTGTAAGGTGGCGATTTCTGTCTCCAACGCTGCGAGTTTCTCGCTCTGCTCGGTCAGACGCGCGTTGGCTGCATCGAGTTGTTCATCGAGTGTTTCCATAACTGAGGGGGTGGTGTCAAAAATTGTGTCGAGCAATGAGCTTTGCCTGTACCGCAGCTAGCGACCCGGCACAGGCATCTACGAGCCTTTTGTCTCGGGCATCTGTTCCGTAAAAGCTCTGTCCCTCCATGTCGGCTTCAGCAATCGCCCTGCGGCGGGTTACGGCTTGTTTGAATCTCGCCCAGGTTGCATTAACCTGCTGCGTGAGGCGGTCGCGTTGTTCTTCTGTCAAGCTGGTGCCGTCCATCCCGGTACTCTTGTACTTGCCAGCGGAGAATACTTCCATCTTCAAGCCGCAGCGGTCATAGAGAGCGGAGCTATCTACCACCGGCAGAATGACACCGATTGAGCCCACCGTGGCAGAGGGAGCGGCGTAGATAACATCCGCTTGGCTGGCGACCCAGTAAGCGGCGGAACAACATTGTCCTGCGGTGAAAGCGTAGACATGTTTTTCTCTGGCTACGGTGCGGACTATCTGAGCCAGCTCGGGCGTTCCGTTGACCGTACCACCGGGCGAGTCGATATCGAGCAGGATGGTATGTACCGCCGGATCTGCTGCGGCTTGCAGCAAGGCTGCGGCGGTTTCCTCCATGCTGCACAGCCGTACCCCGCAGATGGCAGCAATAGCTTTCTGGCGGGGCGATACCTGACGCAGCATCGTTCCATGAATACGAACGGTAGCCAGTCCGTCCCTCAGTTCATAAGGTTGAGCCTTTTCGTCAACAGCGTTACCCTGCGCCGGGGATTGAAAGTTCACGGTGCAGAGTTCGCGGTAGGCTTCCAGCGTTATCAGCCAGGGCTGCATGGGAGCGGTAATCATGGTGTGGTCTGGGTAAAGGATTGATACAGGTCTTGCGGGCTGACTCCGTACTTGGCGGCAATCTCTTTCACAAGAGCCATCTCGCGGGCTCGGGTTTCCAGTTCGTGGTGGATGTCGCAGCCAAGTTCGGCAAAGTGGTCAGTTAAGGTTTTCAGCCCCGCCTTGACGTCCTCGCGGTTCTGCTGGGCTTCTCGCCCTGCATCCACCGTGACCCGGCGGGGCGTGACGAAATCGACCTCAGTCCAGTCTTCTGCGGGTGGCAGTTTGCCCGCCGTGATGGCATGCCCGATGACGAAATGCCATATCGGGCGAAGCATACGGTCTATAAGCACGGATTGTCTGCGACTGAATCTGCGGTCGGCTTTCGCCACGGTAAGTCTTACTCCGGCACCACCTATTTTGGACGAATCGCTGGCGAACTCATACGGCAACAGCCCCAGCGCACTATCCCGGTGCAGGAAATCGAGGAATCCTTGGAACGTAGGACTGGGACGGTTGCTCTGGAAGCTCTCGATAGCTTCGTCCGGCTGAATCTTCACCAGCTTGCCACCAAGGATGGTCTGCAAGAAGCCGGGGTCGCTTCCCTGGGGCTGAACCGGGGCATTGAGTTGGAAATCCCGGTCGTCAACATCAGCCCGGCTGGTTTTGAGAACTCGCGATATGTCTGCGTTATCCTTGACGGCATGCTTTTCGAGCGCCAGCAACTCAGCAACATCCAGCATGTGGTTGATACTGTGCTGAATGGTCGGATATCCCCGCATTTGGGAGATAGACATGGGAGTGAAGAGGTGCAGGACATCCCGAGCGGCGAGGTCTCGGTAGTTGCCATTATCCAGCAACAGGCGGTAGGAAAGCGGTTTGCCGAGGGCGTTTACGCGGATGCCATCAATGACGGTGCGTTCGGTGGTATCTTCCTCGGTACTGCCGATACGGTGCGTCTCGATGAGCTGAATCTTCGGTACGCCGTCCTCCTCAGTTTTCAGGATGAATATCTCGCCATCTACTTCCAAGGCCATACAGGCGAGGTATTGGCAGGTAACGAGGTTGAATCGCCCGGTGATTTCCGCATGTCTCGCCCAGCGGTTGAAGTAGTCGAGGGCTTGTTTGTTCCATGCGGCATCCTTGCTCGCGGGCTGGGGCATAATGCCATCACCTATAGAGTACATGGCCATGCTTCCCACAATCTCCTGCAAGAAGCCGGAGTTTTTGACGAGGTAGCGGCTTCGGCGTACCAGCTCGGAGCGGACTCCGGGAGTCAGGTCGAGCGAGGTGTCGCGCGGGCCACTTCCGGGGACTTCCGCACGCCGGGGTGAACGATTAGCAGACTCAAAGACAGAATGCGAACCGAAAAAGATGCGGGCGGCGAGACGTTGCAGGAAGTTCATACAAGCAAAAGAGGGTTACAGGGGTAAACGCCATGCAACATGGCTGAGGGAAGCGGGATGGTCAGATGTGCCGGAAGCCTGAGCCTGTTTCTCGAAATAGCGGAGAGCATAGGCACATTCTTCCAGCACATCTGCCACGGGCATGGCGAACTGTTTATTCACAGACGTACTGCCATCGTTCCAGCTCATGAGGGTTTTGCCCTCCAGAAGCATCTTCTTGGCGGTCGCCTGTATCTGCTTTACTTCCCCCTCGGTGAAGCCGCGAGTAAACAGTCCTTTAGCACTCATACCTCAAAAGCGTTGCGGGCAGCGGAGCTGCTGCTGTACTTTTCGAGCTGGTAGTGAGGTTCATCCACAAAGGATTTCCACGTACCACCCCAGGTGATGCCCGGCACCTGATTGTAGAGCTTGCCTACTTTGGCGTATAGGGCATGGTCGCCAATGTATTCTTTGCCCCGGAAGATACCGATGTCCCATGCAATGCCGAAGTTGTGCATGCTCTGGCCACCGCGAGCCTTGGTCACGCGCGGACGCTTGCGATAAAGCGCATCCTGCTCAGCATAGGTGCGGGTTCCGCAGATGATGCGGACATCGTAGCCCTCAGCATCGGCTACAGCCTTGGCGGCTTTGAGCCAGATGCGGGCGGATCGCTGAGTCTCGGGCGTAAGTGTGGCGATATTACGCTCGGAGCGCTCATCGAAGCTGCCGATTTCAGCCTTGATGCGTTCAGCATCGTTCTGCCACTCCTGGGCGGCGGCTTTGGTCTTGCGACCATTCACGCCATCCACCTTACCGGGCTTATACCCGGCAAAGGTCAGCAGACGCTGCCAGAAGCGCACGTCTTTCTGTACCCGTGCCAGAGTATCAGCCATTGTCGGAGTCCTCCTTTTTGGTTTCAGTTTTATCCTTGGTGACTACGCCAATCAGACCAGCCACCGCCATGCCAGCGGCGATGATCTGCTCGGCAATAGCCGCTTCAATAGTGGCTCCGCATGCAGTTGCAAGGGCAATGACGCCCAGCCATGTGGAGCGTTCCGTCAGTCGATTGAGAATGTACTTGAACATGCCAGAGGGGGCATGTCAAAAACAACATTCTTCCGGGCTTGCTCGCATGGTGTATATCTGGTAGAATCCCCGCGCTCTTCCGCTATCAGTTTCGGCTGATGGGTGGCCATGTCACCTCTCGGCGGAAAGTAAACTGGTCCTGTCCGCTGATGTGACGTGTCCTTAATGGGACGGAACAGCAAGTGAACCTGACTGGAGGAGATATCGCAACTATGAACGTACGTGTAGCGATAGAGCTGATAATGCTTATTTTGCAGGTAATACTGTTCGTGATGAATTTCATCCGATGAGCATTAAAGGCTCCGTCCGGTGAGTAGCAGCTCACCGGGCGTTTCGCCCGCCTTCAAAAAAAACGATTTTTCAAATCAGCTATTGACAAAACCTTCCAATACGCTATAATGACCCCATCAGGAAACGTACGTTCCTATGCAATTCTCCTGAAATGCCTCCAGCTGCTACTGGGGGCGTTTCTGTTTTTTATAATCTTGACTTCCAATACGCTTCTCCTACAATGGGGGCATCAGAAGACGACAGTTCTGATACGTTTTTTCTCTTGAAAAGCTCCCGCTTAGTCACCGGGAGCTTTTCTGTTTGCTAAAGCCTTGACCAAATATACGTGGCTGACTATAATAACCGCAACAAACTTTTACGCTTATGGCTACGATTACCAAGAGAGAGTTAGTAAACATGGTGTGTGCTCAGCTGGATAACGGCTGCACGCAGGTCGAAGTGCTTGAAGTCATCCAGAAGACGGTTGATTCGATTACCGAAGCTCTGGGAAATGGCGATACCGTTGTATTCCGCAACTTTGGCACTTTCTACGCTAAAGAAGTAAAGCCCAAGGTCGGACGTAACCCCAAGAATCCGGGCAAGGATGTTCCGATTCCTGCTCGCACGGTGGTGAAGTTCAAGGTCGGTAAGAACCTGAAAGAAGTCGTTGCCAAGGCTTCCAAGTAAAATCTACAAGAAAGCAAACGAGGACGCGTCCAAAACTACGGATGCGTCCTCGTTCGTTTTACAGCAATTTGGAAATCTTAAAAGCAAACTGCCAGTTGCGGCAGGTGCGGTAGTTCTTGCTCCGATAGTGCGGGTCGTTCGGGTCGGCATCTGCCATGCTGAACTTTACCTCTTCGGCGTTTTCAATTTCGATGTAGATACCGTTCCTATGAACGGTTAAGAGGCTTCCCTCCTTTTCCCGGAAAGCCAGATGGAAGTTCCGGCTCCACACATAGGGGCGGCTGACTCCGCACAGGTAGTGGTAGGGAGCATTCGGCAGCGTGATATTCTCGGCTTCGGTCAGGTTGGCTTTGATACGCGGGTCATATTCCCCCAGCAAGCAATGCGCACAATGGACTGCCAGATTTACCCCGGTAACGTGTTTCAACCAGAGATAGGAAAAGGGTGCGCTGACCTTTAGTGTGCGAATTGTAATCATGGCGTCTGTTTTGTTGTTCAGTATAGCACGATTTCGCAAATTTTGCAAATAAAATCGGCTTCGATTTACAAGAAACTGCGCTCTCGCTCAATGTTTTGCATAATTTCTGCAACCAGTTCACCGTGCATGTTGTGGTGGTAGTTGCCGGGGTATTCCATGTTGAACTCCACATTGATGGCTTCTTCAACCTTGGTTCGCGGTAGCTTCCGGGGATGACTGGCGATGGCGTATAACTGAACCTCGCTTTCTCGCCCCTTGATTTCCACGTTCTCAAAATATTCCAGCAAGAGGTTGCGGAGGCTGTCATGGGTATGGAAGTGCTGCATCGTCCAGACTCCGCTGCGGTAGGTAGCCCCGAAGTTCTCTTTATCGAGAAACTGAATATCACGCCCATGGCTGTTGTAGGTCTTGAACGTCTTGAGTCGCTCCGTAAATGGCAGCGAGCGCGTGCCGATATAGATTCGACCATCCTGTTTCAGTAGAGCGTTGCAAGTAGTCAGCACTGCGTGTTCAAACTGGCTGTTCACCACGGAGTTGAGCACGCTATCAAGCACCACCACATCCATGAGCCCGTGTTTGCGGATGTCCTCACGGAGAACCTTAATCATACGCACCACTTCACGGATATTGAGCGTGCCTTTCTGCTGGAAGTGGGGCTCATAGGCAAGCATCTTGTAGCCTTGTTTCATGAGCATGTTGGCATAGGCACAACGCCCGGCACCGAAGTCCACCGTTCGCTCATTCTTCTGCAAGGTCGGCAGCACATAGTTCTCGTAAAGCGAGGACGTGATAAGGCGGGATTTCTTGCCCTGCAATCGGTGCATCTGGCAATGGAGTTGGTTGTAAGACTTTACGCCCAAGGCATCGTAGTAATACTGACCGTAGTCGATGGAAAGGTAGCGCATCATCTCTTCTTCCTGCTCCCGGGCAATCATGTAGACCAGACAAGGAACGCGCAGCTGCTTGCATGCTACGGCGTAGTCGGAATTGAGCAGGACGCGCCCCTCTTCATCACACACCACGGAGCCCCAACCGCCATAACGCATGATAAGCCCGCTCATGCCGTTAATGATGAGAGCGTTGGCATTGCGCTTAAACTGGATGCGCTCGTGTTCCAGATAGCAGTACGTCTCGGGTTCGAGTTCGCAATCGTCCAGATTCAGCGTGACCGGAGTCTTGTTAGTTTCGATGCTGTTGTGGAAAAGGTTGAATCGGATTTCATCGGTGCGAGTGATGCCCTGCAAGCGGATAGCCGGGCAATGAGTCAGTCCGATAGCCTTCATGGCGCGGGTGCGCTGGTGACCTGCGGTAAGTATGCCGTTCTCACCGTTGATGATAACCGGCTTAATCACACCGAACTTCCGCAGGCTCTCCTGCAGAAGAACGAACTTCTCCTCATCCAGATGTCGAGGGTTGTAATCCGCAGGTTTCAACTGCGCCAGCGGATAGTTCGGTATGAATTCAGCTTTCATGGGTGTCGTTGCGGAAGTTGGAATCGCCGAACTCCATGAGTTCGAGGGCAAGCCCGTTGTAGTTGCCATGAACAGAGCTGTACTCCTTAAGCAGTCGCTCGAATCGCTCGGCTTCGTCCGGCTGCATGTAGATTTTCTTGGCTCCGTAGGCAATGAACGGCAGGATGGTCACGGTGCTGTCATTGTCAGCATCCAGCGGGACGTTATCCGGCACGGTGTCCAAGTCCTCCGATACGCTGGCCAGCATGGAGTTGATTTCGGAATCGTTGAACCCGGTAAGCTCCAAATCAATCTGCCCATCCAGTTCACGGATGATGGCATTAAGCTCCTCTTCATCCATGTTGGAGAGTTCGGCAATCTTGTTGTCTGCCACCATGTCTGCCCATTCTGCGGCTTCGTTCTCGTAGTCCTGATAATCGACTGGTACTTCCTCCAGCCCAAGCATGCGAGCTGCAAGCAAGCGACCGTGACCTTTCACGACAAAGCCGGAACGGCGGCTGACAACAATGGGATTACGCCACCCCTGATGACGGATGATTTTCGCCAAGGCGATAATCTGGTCTTCCGGGTGGCGGTTCGGGTTGCGGGGATTCTCAATCAGGGAATCCGTAGCAACAATATCGGTATGTGCGCAGTAAATCTTACTCATGCCCAAGGGGGCATGTCAAAACGAGGGCGTTCAGTTTTCACCGCTTGTCGTCTTATCCTTAGAGAAAGAAGATACAAACGTGGTTAAGCCATCAATATGTTCGCTCAATTCAGGCTTTATAGATGCTCCCATAGCATCCAAAACAAAGTCAATTCCCTCTCGTCTGGCAAACTTCGCAGCTGGAACAAAATCGCTATCTCCTGCAATTAGGACAATTTTATCCACCTGTTTTTTTAGAGCCATTGCGACAATGTCAATACCGATTCTAGTATCAACGCCCTTTTGTTTTATTGACAGAGTGAAATCAGATTCAACTAAGTCTGCTACCGTCTTCTGACCACTTAACAGCGCTTTCGTGGCTTCATAGCTCAAATTGTAAACAGCCTGCTCGTCTGCCAATTTTCCTAACCGAACAGCATACTTTCGTTTAGTACGCAACGCATTCAGAAAATCTATATTCCATTTATACAAGGCTTCTTTCTTCAAATTTATCGTTTTTCTGAGTAAAGGATGGTAGACTTGCTTTTCTGAAGGTGCGCAGTCGTAGTAAAGAACTCGATACAAGGAGCAATCTTCCTTATCATGGTTAAGATGTCGTTGGCAATACTTGTACAAGGTATCGGCGGCAGTAGCTGGATTCTCGTGACCAGTAAAACCAACAATTTTGCGGCGATAATAGCCGCCATCAACTAAAATAGCAGTCTTAATCATAGCAATAAAAAAGCCCCCACGTTCATAGATTCCCGGATTGTGGGAGAATTACTAATGGGGGCGGATAAAATTTCTTCGGAATCACTTCCGCTAAGAGAAAACTACTATATTAGAGGTGTTTTGTCAATCTTTATTTTGTCTCCATTCCCATAAAATTGAAAAATGCTTACTTTTCGGCTGATTGAAAGCTATCGCCTCCTACCAATTTCAGCATAATCGCCCCACACACCTGCATGGCTTCGCAGTCGAGGTAATGGTTATCTCTGTCGCCTATCTGCTTCCAGACCCAATGGCCATTATCGAACTTGCGGCATTCGGATTCCAGCATATCGAGGTAATCCTGGGGCGCATCGCCGGGGATTTCCCAGAGCGGAGCGGATGTGTTACGCCTGAGCCGGAAGAGCGCATCTTTTACGTTCAGGTTGCTCCAGAAGTACATCTCAGCCACCTTCTGATGCCCGAGATTTATCCTGCGCTTCGGGGAGTAGAATCGTTCCACCTGCTTGCCATCTTTCTGGCGGTGGGTAAAGGTGGCTCGTTTATCGCCCATGAGCGCAGTCCAGCCATTCTCGGCACAATGGCCGTATACTTCGTAGCTTTGATAGCCGCAGTCAATGAATACCAGATTATTCTGCACGCCAAAGCGAGCGGCGAGCACGGCAATGTCATCCCATGAGTGCAGCTTGTCGCAGTACATCAAGCGAGAACTGCCATCCAGCCCCCAGGCACGAACTACCGCATAGAAACACTCACGCTGAACGTCCACCGTCAGGAAACGCAACGGCACACCGCCGATGTTACCCTCATCTGCCCAGAAGTCACCCAGGCGATAGTCGGATAGCGGTGTCTCCACATGAAAATCCTCATGAAACTCATTCCATGCCTGGGCAAGTCGTTTCTGGTAGAATTGCTGCAGCTGGGTATAATCGCCTTTCCGTGCGGCGGTCTTGGCTCGGAGGTAAAGCTCAGCCAGCATGCCCCAGCTCATCGTGGCGAGCGCATTCCAATGAAACCCCACATACTCTGTGGCCGCATTCGGATTCTGCGGAACAAAGCGAGACCGGGCATTGAGGTCGCGCCGCACATCGTCTCTGTCCTCGAACATTGCCTGACAATGAGCGCAGCGCATGTAAGTCGTAGCCCGTACCTTGCGGAAATCGTAGTTACCCTCGGCATCCTTGCAATCGCTTCCCCATTCCACGCATGACCAAGAATACGCCTGTTCCTTGCCACAATGCGGACAGGTAAACATCCATTCGCGCTGGTCGGTTGTCTCGAACTTGTTGTGCGTATCATCTCCGGCAAATCCTCCCTGCGAACAGAAGATGCACTTGCCTAGCCAACCGAAAGCGGTTGTTCGCGCTTCGGCTTCTGCCATGTGGCCCTGTGGCCAGCGCCAAGTCTCGTCACCAATCAGCCAGCGGATAGAACGACGTTGCAGGTTGCTCTTGTTGTAAGCTCCGGCTACCCAGAGCGTCATGCCGTTGGCAAAGTGGATGGTGGTGTTACGCAGCTTGTACTTGTCTGCCGGGTACAGAGCTTTGACTGGCTGACAACAATCGAACAACTTGCGGAGTCGCCCCTCTGCCTGGTCGCGGGCATCATCATCGTTCTGATCCAGCCAGAGTGTGGGGCCAGGCAGGTTGGAAATGATGTAGCACGAGGCAATCTCAATCGCCGTAGACTTGGAACTCTGAACCGCTGCAATAATGCTCACGACTCGCGTGCGGGGATTCACCATTTCCTGCATGACCTCAGCCAGCATCGGGGAGTTGGCAACACGAAAACGTCCGGGTATGGGCGAGTACGGTATGTTTTCGATATGTTCCTCTGCCCACATCCAGACATCCTTGCGGTCGGGGGGAGTCCACGCTTCACGCCACAGGTCTTCCAGATATTCGGTTTCGGGCATAATCAAGGATTTGTTTGATGGTGTCCGGGGTAAGCATGGAGTCTACCAGACGAATAACCGCCCAGCCCTGCAAGGTGGCAGCCAGATACTTTTCAGCATCGTTCATGAAGCCTCGGGGAGTCAGATGGCGTCCCCGATTCCATACGCCACCCTCAATCTCAATCAGAAGCCGCGCTTCTTCCCATGCAAAATCAGCCCGCCAGCGGCGGCTTTTGTCAAATCGGTACTCACGCACCAGCTCCGGGCCACCTATGGCATCCCACAGGGTGGCAAATCGGTTTTCGAGTTCAGAGCTGTTACGTTTGGGTGACACACCCCTTGGGGCTGCGTCAAAATCAGGGAGTCAGGCTGTCGCCCTTTCCCTCGTGAAGCTCCTGCAGAACGGCATCAATCGCTGCCGATAGGGCTTCCTGTATGCTCGGTGCATCCAGTCCCACCAGCTGAGGCGGCATCTCTTTTTCAAACTTGGCTCGCAGCAGGTTGACCACACGCCCGCAGCGGCTCAGCCATGCTTCCCGCACCATATCCTTGCGGATGTATTCGCCTTTGCGAACCGACAAGCGGAACTCCCTCTCATTGACTTCGGCCAGCAGCTTGCGGACTTTCAGCCCCTCTTCATCGCCGGGCGAACTACCGTCCAGATGGTGGTCATGCAGGAACTTGCGCCATGCCACCACATCGTGCTTGCCGTTGGATTTAGGTTCCGGGGCATCCGGCATCTTGCGCCAGTTGCCGATGCTCCGGCGCGACACCCCCAGCGCAGCCGCCAAATCTACCACGGTGCTGACCTCGGTGATATTCGGGTCTCCGCCCTGTTCCGCGCTGTAAGCGATGATCTGTAACAGCTCCACCTCTGCTTTGGTGAGCGGCTTTTTGGCTTTGACCTTGCTGACCGCTTGCTTGATAGCATTGGCGCGGTTGACTTCCAGAACGGTGTCGGCTTGTGATGGTGTGACAATGGTCGGCATACGAGTAAAGCCCCTGTTCAGGGGCGGGGTTGAGGTTGATTTTATGAAAAATGAGAAAAAGGCTACTAACAACTTGCATCTAAAGTTTGCAATTGTTATAATCCCATTGGAGCTTGAACCCGCTCTATGAATCGCCATGAAGAGACTTTTTATAACGTTGTGCAGCGCTTTGATATGTACATCTTTAAGTGCTACAGGTCAAGATGACGTTGCAAATAAGTTATTTGCGTTACCTATAGATTTAACCCAGCCTGCAAAATCTTTAGAACTACTATCTGAAGCCCAACTTGCGTTAGCTAAAACGAAAGAATATTTTAAGATAGGAGTTGTCAGTTGTACGGAGGTTATAGCCGCAGAAAGAAATGTGGAAATATTGAAAATGGCCAAAGCCATATATCTTTCAAATCGAGGCTTTAATTTAACCTATTCCTTTAAACGTATAAATGAATTATTTGATGAAGAAATAAGATATTTAGAAGCGCGAGCAAATCAGGCGCTCATTGATAAAAAGGAACCTGTTATAAAAAAGATTCAAAAGGCATTATTTAATATAAATTTTGCAAATAGTCAGAAGGATGACGAACTAAAGAGTAAACAAAAAGAGCTTATAAAAAAATTATCATCGGAATTGCAGGAATTATTAGTCCCGGGAATTGATAGCCCAGCTTTATTGGATGAGTTGAAGAATTGTAACATGTAGAGATTGAATAAGCAGGAGAGAAATATCTCCCCTGCTTATTTGATGATTAATTACTCACCGCATGCCAGAACGGCATATATCGGGAACATGTTGGGCTGAGTGCTGCTTACTGTCATGAGTTCGTGATTGATACCACTTTCTTCGAGGATAAGCGGATCCCACGATTCAACATCCCACTCTATAGCCACATTCTGGACTGTAGCACCAACTTCTGCATTGTATACGGGACTTCCTGCAAAAGAGGCACGAACATCCTTGAATACGATTCGAGCGATTCTCCCATCCGTCAATGCCTGGGACTTTTCTGCAGGAGTAAAGGAGACCACTTCGAGGTTATCAAACGTCTTCGCTTCTCCTTTTTCTCCAGAACAGGTTGCACGCACCGTAATCAATGCAGTATGTTCGAAACCGGACTCTGCCAGCTTGCGTTTTGCTGGATAGGTGGCGGTAACCATATGCGTTACATGATTAGAATCTTCTTCCAGCGAGCCAATCTGCATAACTGCACCATTGACTTTTACTGTAAGCTGAGAAAGATTTTGAGCAACGCCGCTTACGTTGGTGTAACTAATGTTTACCAAGTAAAAGCCAGCAGGAGCATTTTCAAACGTATGGCTTGTAGTTCGATATGTACCACCACCATTCGGGTCAGTCGGGTTAGGCTCAACGTTTACGGGAGTATCAGGAAACTGAGCTATCGTTAAATAGGCATTATCGTCAGCACCTACTTCAATAGTCATATTTCCACTATTATTCCCCGGATTAAATTCGAAATAGCCAACCCATTGTTTCTGACACGGTGCTGCCAGCTGCTCAGGAATCTGAGGCTGATCGCTAGCCAAAACCAATTTCATTTTAGGACTGGAATTAAGAGCCACAAAGGCTGTATTCATAGACATAATATTTGTTCTTTCTATTTTTGGAATTTGTCCTCCGCTGCAACCGTAGCAGCTTGCGGACACTATAGGGGGCGCGTCAAAATTGGGAAAAGAAAAAGCCCCTGTTCAGGGGCGGGGGTGAGGTTGATTAGTATTCGTCCGGCAATAGAGCAGTTGTTACGCTTCTGTCCCATTCCGTAATGACCCAGAGGACTCGTCCATCCTCAAACTTGTAGACGCTCAGCACCCGGCAGGGATTCTTCGGGTTAAGTGCAGCGTCGTTAGTCTTCTTGTCTTCATCGCAGCAATCACCCCAGTCTCCGTAGGAGTGACGCTTCATGCACTTGGCGATTTCTTCTTGCGTAAAAGCCTCGTTTGCCCCAGGGGTGACAACGGTTCGCCCGAGCTTGAGCTTAATCCGGCACGCTTCTACGAACCACGGCGGGCGAACGGTACAGGCGGTGTGTTCCCACCAGACTTCCTCCAGCTTCTCCGGGGCTACGCCCTCTTCTGTTTCGAGGGGAAGATACCCTTTTTCTTTCGTAACGTAGCCCCATTCCAGCTTGCGGGTTCCATCCTGCATGGCGAAAATGCGTACCTCGTTGGAGTGGTTACTGGCAAAGCGTCGGGGGTAGCGGAATGCCAGCCCGCCGATGTACTTTTTCTCAGGCTCCGCTGTCAGGGCAAGGAAATCCTTGCACCCGGTGCAGACGATGATGTTCTGCAAGCCCCCGGCCAGTTCCTCCGCTATCTGGAGGGCGATTTTCTGGGCTTGTGCTTCTTGTTCCGGTGTGTACTTGTTACTCATGGTTGTATTGGCGTTATTCTGGGAAATTGGAAAGCCACTCCTCTTTCATGTTCTCCGGCAGGTAGTGGATAATGGTGGAAATGGGCTGCACATCGAAGTCCTCCGTGACCTTGTACCATTCCAGTCGGCGAATGCCGTCCGGCAAGGCTACCACAATAGCCATGTTGGCTCCGTTGTGGGTTTTCTGGCTTCCGAATGTGACGGTGATACCGCCACGGTTGAACGAATCAGGCTCGTGAACGACCACCTGACACTCCTGGGGCTGTTTGCACTCGCCCCACAGTTCGTATTGCAGGGTTTCTGCATCTACCAAGGCTCCCGGCCATGCTGTTTTAATTAGGTCTTGCATATTTATAGTTAGCGGTTTATCGCTTTCTATACTCTAGCAAAAACGGAGACAATGTCACGCTCTTTTTATGTTTTTCTTCGGCATCACAACATTGATTTACAATGGTTTACAACTACTCGCATGTTGGAGGCAAAGAGTTCTCCGGCACGGCTGAAAGCGTGGTGATATAGAACGCCACGCCCAGCATCATGACCGGAACGTGACTTAAAAAGCGGGATACAAATGTGGGAACGAAAGTGGGAATGAACTTGCGCATATTGTGCCAAAAAGTGGGAATGAAAGTGGGAATGAGACAGGCTTCATTCCCACATTTTAGGTCGTTTCAGAGGGGCAGAAAACGCCGCCATTTCAGATATCTTTGTTTTATGACTTTCAAAGGCTTAACCAGCATGCCGGATGGGATGAAATTGCAGGGGGCAACAGCAGAAAAAAGTGGGAATGAGAAAAAAATGGTTTGTGCGCTTTCTTCACTTGCCTTAAAGGCGGCCTGTTTTAATCTATTGACAGTAAATAGATTCCTTACACTTCGACTCCTCCCGTCATAGTGTGTTGTCAGTCGAAATTGTCGCTGAATTCGTCCTTTGCGGGAGCCATTCCTACTGTTTTTCTGGTGTCGGAACATGCTTTTATACGATATTTTCGCTGTTTTGGAGTTCTTCGAGGCGAGCCAGAACCTGCTGATAGAAATCGGCGATATCCTCGGTCAGTTTGATAGCCTGGGCGCATTGTTCGGCGGTATATTCCTCCGGCTCCTGTTTATTCACCCATTGCTTGAACTTCATGGCATCCCACATCGGTGGAGCATCAGGGGACACTCGTTCAGGCAGGTCAAGCAGACCGAGACGGTCAGGTTCTTCACCCTGGGGCGGTCGGGAGTTGTCCTCCGGCTCATCATCCTCAACAAATCGAGTCTGTTTAAGCTGCTTACGCAGGGCTGTACAGGTAAGTTTGTCCTTGGCGGCTTGCTGGAGCACTTCTACGCGCTGATTCGGGTCTGCATCAGTCGTTGCTACCTCCAAATGGTGCGTAAACGAGAGGTCTGGATGTCGCTGTTCAACAGGGAACTTCTTGCATGTAAGCACAATGTTGCGAATCGTACCACGGGAGAGCCCGGTTGCCATGATGGCCTCCTCATATTTGCCAGCCGTATACTGATTCCCCCATTGACGGTCGCCAAGGAGCAGAATATCGCCAAGCAGCCAGCAACTCGATTTGTGAATCGAGAGTACGTTTCTGAACACGGTGTTGAACTCATCAGCAGTTACGGACTCTTTTTGCACAATAAGCCCATTACCAGTCATTTGAATGCCATCAACGCCGGAGGGGACCATGAGCGAATAACATTTGCTTGTCATGTTAACATGACAACCACTTTCAGAATTCGTGACTTTTTCAGCCAATTCTTCCGGTTTGCTTGTACTGTTAACATGACAAGCACCATCGTTCGACACCGATTCTACAACCGTAACTGTATTTTTGTTTTTCATACCTGTAGGGAGTGTGTCAAAACGCATCAGCTACGGCGTTTGTTGTTCTTGCGGTAGAGGTCACGGACTTTCTCGCTGCGTTGATTTGCCATCGGGGGAAGACCGAGCTGTTTCTCCATCTTGCGCACATGGTGATGAAAAGCCTGTTTGGTCATGCCAAGCTTCTGTGCCAGACTTTCGCAAGTCCCCTGACCGAGCAGGTAGCAAATGCAAGCCCAGCGTAAGCGAGGATTTCCATCCTGCTGCAGAAACGCAGACAACACCGACTCCTCATCCTCATCCAGTTTGTCGAAAGCCGCAGCCCAGCCATCAGAACTCACCAGATCCGCATAAGTTTTGAGCTTCTGCAACGGACGCGCAATCAGACCGTCATCGTAAACGTCCTCTCGGCGGGGTTCATAGCAAGGCAACAGCTGGTCGATACTATGGCCGTTGATACCCCACTCGGTTTGTGGAGTCAGTAGCCCCAATGATTCTGCCTTTTCCCGAGTTTCGGGTGGCAGCGAAGCAATCCAGTTCTTAGCCGCCTCAGATTCGTAAGCGGTCATGTATTGCTCTTTTCGTTTTTGCTCATCACGAGCGTATGAATCGTTATTCATGGTAGTCTCCTTTCTGGCAGGTAGGGTGAACCCATGAGCGTGTCATGTGACACGTGACATTTCCCGAAAACATTTCTCTTATATACACTATGTTAAATTCACGTTTTATATTTGCGTTATTTATTCTTCTCACGTCTATTGGTATAAGAGAAATAAATAACTCAAATGACACGCCACGTTTTACCCGCTTAAAATCAATGCGTCTAGCCGTGACATGTTGCCGTGTCATTTGTTTTTGGAAATGACGCGCAGGGGAACATGTCACGCTTCCGAAGAGCCCTTTATCGCCCTTTTGAAGTGTCTTAGAATGGGCATTGCTCATCGAGAAAATCCTCCTCACGGTTGTTGGTTGTATAGTTCTCGAACTCCTCTCGGGTAATCCACCAGATGCGCCCTGAATGGCACCGCTGGTAGCGCAGCGGAAATGAACCAGTCGCCGCCAGAGCTCCCATATTCTTACCGATGGAATGAGCAGACACCGTACCACGCAACATCTCCTTGATGGCATCGGAACCCAGCATCTGTTGCAAGAACCACGTTGCTGAACCCTCCAGCCTATCCAGCTTCGGATCTGATGCGAACATATCGCGGACGTACAAACTCAGGATTTCGCCAAAAGCCGATGTTGAGCCGGAATTAGTCGCCTCAACGGCCAGTTCAGGGTGCAGATAATTCTTCACTCCCCAGCGGGCATCACCACGGCAATGCTCCGGGTATTCCCAGTTGAGGAGAAAGGAACACAAAGCGCCCATCTCCTCCCGGGCATGTGCAGCGGCATCCTTGTCGTCCAGCTTCACGTCAGTTGTTTTGAACAAGCTGATTTTGTCGGCATTGTTGATGTCGATATCTGGCAGAATAGCTAAGGACATAGGGTCAGTATTAAGCGTGACCAGGATTCGCCCTTGCCACTCCATCGTGACAGAATCCTTATACTTCCCCTCAAAGATGTGCTGACGGTTGGCTGCGAGCTTTTTCAGGAAACGAGCGAAAACACTTCGCTCCTGATTATTTCCCTTGGTGACCGTATCGTTACAAGTCCACACACCGACCTCAAACAGGCGAGAATTGAACCGAGTTGAACCCAGCACATAGTCAGAGGCATCAGAGTAACCACCCATACTGTTGCCATACAGGCACTCAGTCAGAAAGTTCTTACCAACACCTCGCCCGCCTGCAATAAAGATGGTATGACCATTCTTTGGCTCGCCAATATAAGCATTTCGGTAGCTATAAGCCCAGGCAGCCATAAACTTCTCTCGCTGAATATTGTCCGGGAACAGCCCCTCAATAAACCGTGCAATCCAAGGGAATCCATCGCCCCAGGATTTACCCTTGTTCAGGTCAGGAGGATGAACTTTGAGAAAACTCGTATTCAACACCGGCTTGCCATAGAGAACAGTCTTGCCGGGTTCCCGGTAGATAAGAGGAATCGCAGCATCAAGCGTATTGCGTTCCATGATTTCACCCAACATATCTTTGACCTCACTCTGTGGGTCATTCTTCTCAGTCTTGGTACTGAAGCCGAATCGTTTTGAGAGTCGGGTTTCCACATTTTGCCTGTTTTGCATCGTCCATGCAGAATAGATTGAGCCATCGGGCGCCATGCAGTCCGTGAGGACATAGAAGTTGTTTCCTACACAGTAGAACTCCTTGAGTACTTGACCAATGCGTTCATCCATATACTGCTCGATAAAGTCCTCGCCAAAGATGTCAGCCCAGCTTCTCCAAGGATTAGGGCCAGTAAAGCAGACCATACCTCGTTCCGTAACAATAGCTGCGGTGTGGTTATCAGCCTGGCTATCCCAGAATCGGCAACCTCGTGAGCCTAACTCAAAATCGCCTTGCCAGCGATTCGGGAATCGTTTCTGCATTTCATCACGTACCCGGTTGATGGGGACAATAATCCCATTTCGGTTGCCCATACGGTGCTTATTCATAACCGTATCGAACCAGCGGATACAACGAGCTTCCGGTATGGGAGTGGAGTGGATATGCTGCCAGTTCCACCCTGCATGGTAATACTGAGATGGGTTGTAGAAGCCATTTTCATCCAATGTACCCAAGGCCATCGTGAGCCGGAGTTCCTTTTTGATGAGGTCGAGCAAAGCATGGTGAAAATCCCCACCCGGCAGGATCGGAATGGGACACTCCAATAACCACAGAGCATGAGTCCCTCCAGAGTAAGAAGTCGAGATGAAATTGGGCTTGATTCTCATCTTGGAAAGAGCCGTCTCGCGGCGCTTATCGGTGATTTTTGTGTCAAAATCTGCCACAATGGCCAGTAAGGATGCAGGCGGGTTGTTGCGGCAGACCCGGTTCATTTCGGTCACGCCGCGAATGCCGGAGAACAAGCAATCCTTTGTAGATGCGTTACTGATGTAAGCGTGGTAAGCCTCCTTGGTTGGAAGCTTATCATGGGGGATAATCGCAGCTTCCCAAGGCTTACCAAACTCCACCGTATGCGAAGTGAGGTTCGGAAGCATGGGGAGCTGAACCGAGATTTCAAACGAGGGTTCATCAGGGTTCATCTGAACCTCCGGCGAGGGTTCATCAGGGTTCATTTGAACCTCCGGTGAGAGTTCATCAGGGTTCACTTGAACCTCCGGTAAGGGTTCATCAGGGTTCACTTGAACCTCCGGTGAGAGTTCATCAGGGTTCACTTGAACCTCCGGTGAGGGTTCATCAGACTTCAAATTGTTCCACTTTTCTCTTCGGCAACGCGTTTTTACAGTCTGCGCAGATATGCCAAACCTCTCTGCCGTGAGCTTATAGCTCCGGCAGTCGAGGTAAAAGGCGCGTACTTCGTTCCAATCTATCGGGTTCATTTTGTGTAATGGGGAGAGATAAAGGTTTCTGCTGCTAAGGGCAGCCCCTCCAGCCACTCCGGCGTGGTGGTCATGATGCGGTGTACATCCTTTAGCGCGGTGTCAATATCGGCAGTCGGAACCTCAACCACCACTTCATCGTGAATGTGCATAACGACTCGATACCCGGCAGCATCCAAGTTCAGCAGGATTTCACCTAGGACATCTCGTGCGGTGGCTGATGCTAGGTTTTCTGCGAGCTTACCACCAAAGAGCGTAATACGTTTATCCTGAACAACGGCAGACAATCCTTTGGGCGTTCTGCCTACATTGCGGTAGTACAGGTTGCGCCCGGACGGAAGAGGGAGAATGAAATCCTTACCAACACTAGCGGACAACGCCATTTCAAGCTTAGTCCATAGCCCGGTAATAAGTCGGTTAGCTGCACGGAACTCGTTGACAACCCTCTGTGCTTGTTGAGGTGTGACTTCCAAACCTGCAAGCGATTTAGCAATCTGCACGAACACAGAAGCCCCGGCACCATATCCCAAGCCAAGCACGCGAGCTTTGGCTAGTCGATACAGGTCTGGATTAGCTTGTTTAAGCGGTTCAGGCTCGGAGTACCCCATTGTTGCGCGAGCGTGAGCTTCGTACATCGAAAATCCCTTTTCCAGTTGTTCCATCATGGCATTATCTCCGGCAAGCCAGCTAAGCACACGTTGTTCAATCTGCCCGAGGTCGGATATAATGAATGTATGGCCGGGACGTGGCACTATCATCTTACGCAAATCCACACAGAAGCGAGGCGTGCGTGGCATGTTCTGGATATTGAACCCGGCATCCCCGGACCATCTGCCTGTGTGCGCCCCAAAATACTTGAGCCCATAGGAAAATGTGGAATCGGAACGCAGCTGCTTACGCAACGTAGTCAGCTTCTTATGCATAGTATTGGCTTTACGATAGTCACGCATGGCACCCACCCAGGAAAACTGCGTGCCGTATTTTTCTTCCCATGCTTCGCATTCTGGACTGTCTTCTGCAAGTGAAGATGGAGCCGGGATGTGAGCTTTAGAACAAGCCTCCCGAAGAGCTTTCGGTGACAACAACGGTGCTTTTCCTTTCCATGGAATCAAGTCCGAAGCCGCCAGCATTTCGTCATTCAACTGGTCAATGCCGGATTCCAACAAGGCTTTATCGATACAAATGCCGTAATCGCCCATGTCTCGCGTATGAGCTGAAAGTCGGCGTTCCTTTTCACTCCACAGCGGCGCCAGTTTATTCCAGAGGTGGTAGGCATACCAAGCATCCTTGAGACAGTATTCACCCAGGCGTTGAGCCATATTGAGCCGGAGAGCATCGTCCCAAGTTTTACCACACATATCGGTTCGGGTGTCTTTATTGACGGCTACGCCAAAGACTCCCTCCACAGCGGCTTTCAGGGAACGCCCGTAGCTGAGCGCACTTACTAAATCGGCGGTGCATTGCCACTCGACCTGCACATCTGCCGGGACAATCCCCAGCTCACGGAGCCTTTCAAAGCAAGCACGGTCAAATCGGGCATTGTGCGCTACAAAGGTGTGGTCATGGAACTGCTGCCAGTCCAGCTTCTCAGGCGCACCAACGTAGGAGAACCCCGCCTCTGCCGAATAGACAGAGACGAGGTAAATAGAGCAATCCGGGTGGTGTAGGTAGTGGTGGATGCCTAGAGTGGTGATTGACACCTGCTTGTCGTAATAGGTTTCAAAGTCAATCGCGTATATCATGGCGTGTATCGGAGAATCGTTTAAGTTTCGGGAAAATGTACTCCCATCCGGCTTGCGTCAGCATCGGTTTGAGCGTGATGATAACTCCTCCACCTGAACCCTCGACACAGGTGCGTTCGTGTATCAGATAGCCGAGTTCCAACGCAAGGTCAGATGGTGCATTGAACCGTTCACCGCGATTGGATACCAGATATCCACGGTCGCGAAGCCAATACAAAACTTCTTCTTCCCTCATGTCGCTGCCTAAATCATGCAAACTGTGGGTTAGTTCCGTTATGCTGAAAAGTCTGAGTTCAGGCTTCATTGTAAACCTCCTTTCCGCGTACAGGGGTAAACCCGGGATAGTAAACTGAGGGGTGATTGATGCACGGCTGAATCTCGCCATTCACCTTTGCCCAGACCAGATGGAATCGGCAGATAATGTCACCCAGGGGCGTGGCCGGGATGCTGAACTCTTCTCGGTTGCCTGCTGAAGAAAGCTGTTGTGCAGGGTACAGGTTCATGCTGCGGTTTCCTTTCCAATCGATTCTTCTACTTTACTGAATGCAAGTTTGCACATAGCACAGAGTTTTTTCTCGCGCTTTGTTAACACATCCAACTGACCGAGTTGCTTATAATACAATTCCGAACGTCTGCTTAATCCGCTCAGAGCAATTTTGAGCGTGATGCAGATTGATTGCAGGACTACAGCGCGAGCTTGGACAGCCAATGCGTGAACCATATCTTCCTCGTGACAAGAAGGCTCCGAATACAGGTTGGATATGAGATTCCAGCCTTTGAGGCTCTCGAAAAGTTCCTCGAGCCGCTGTATCAATTCTTCCGTAATGCGGGTATTGTTTAATCTATTCATAACATTTCTCAGCCCAGGGGTTGAATTGGGCTCAAATACTTACTCGCAATCACTATCGAAAAAAGTTCGCTTGAAATGCAATTTTTGCGTCACAAAAATTGACTTCACTTTCAAAGTTGGTATAGTGTTATGTGATATGTCTGTTCTACAATCTCTTTCACGCAAAATGCTTGAGTCTCTGTTCCCTCAAACACTTCATGAGTTTGGGGAGTATTTGACCGCGAAAGGCGGGGTGTTTCATTTAGCCAAAGTTGCGGAGCTAGCAGATATTGGTCAGGATGTAGAAATAATTGAAACAGCTCTAAATCCAGCTCTAGCGAAAATATACCATGATTACCGGGAGGCGTTTGTGGAACAGCTTCAAATACTTGACGAGGATGATTCTGATAACGAAGTTAATGAGAAAATACTTGTTTTGCTGGATAATTTGCGTAAATGTGGCAATGAACAAATAATCAATAGATTGGAAGAATATCCCAACTCTAATCTGGGTTACCAGAAAGGGCTTCCTGAATTTGAATACATTATACGTTTTTTGCTGAGTACAAAGGATGAGGATTATCTCGCTCAGACAATTCGGAACTCGGCAAGAGTGCTGAGTCGCGGCTTTCATTATTACAAGAAAAATCTGGAAGAATTGGGGTTTGAAAAAGAAGCGTTCACTCCAGGTGATTTGTTCGACAAAGCATTAAAAGAACAGTTAAGAGATGAGATAAAGACGACTTATGGCTACAAATTCTGCGTAGTTCATTCTGAAGAACTAAAGGATGGGCGATGGTTTATAGAAATACGACATGCAGGCAAAAAGCGAAAAGAATTGGCTATCAAAAATGAAGATGCACAAGATACAATTCTTTCTCCTCTTGAAACTGATATCGTTATGTATCATCCTGTTTGTAAGGAAATACGAATACACATGCAAAATCGCTTGGCAAAGTTTGAAAGAGATACGTATGTAAAGGGGATAGGTAGTCTACTTAGCGGCAAATCGTGCAAATGCGTGAATTGCAAGTTCAAATGCGACGCTTTTTGAAAAAAATGCATTGTTAGTGTTTTAAGTCGGTAAAATTCATTCCGAAAGCTTTTGCCATGTCCATTGCGGACTTGCCATCGAAGATTTTTCT